AGCCTATCGAACGCCAGTTCTGCCATGTTTTTACCTTCCTACTTTTCGACAACGGTCGAGAAAAAGTCGAGTATCCGCCACTCTTTGTCGCCGATGGTAGCCCATCCCGGTTCGCACTCGTTGATCTCTGCAAACCCGCTCACCAGCAGCCCGCCGAGGTGCGGATCCGCCTCCACAGCCGCCGGGATAGAGTCCACCAGGGGGATCGCCGTGAGTTCGGCTTGCTCATTGTCCTGCCACTGGATCGCCACCCGATGCAGAATGCGGTAGGTCACCGCCACGATCTGCCCACTGCGCGTGATCTTCATGTCCGCGAGGCAGCTCCACAGCACCGGGCTGTCCTGCACCGACGTGGGCACATAGTCCAGCACGGCCTTGAGCGCCGTCACCGTCGCCAGCCGCACGTGCAGCCCAGTCACTATGGTGGCGTAGCTCATTTGACAGCCCCCGCGGCCACCGCATCAGCGGCGGCTTGCAGCGCTGCGCGCATAACGCCCTCTACCTGGTCGCTGGTTTCATCTGCGGCCCGCAACAGGAATGGGTTAGGCCGCAAACCGGGATGCCAAGCCTTCGTGCGAAAGCCGATGCCCGGAATGGAAAGCCCGTGCGCCATCGGCTGGCGCCGCTTGTTGAGGGTGGTCCAGTGGCCCCGCACGCCCTCGTGTATCAGGTGGGCGTGGGGAGCCACTGCCCTTACCTTGGCCATCGTTCCCGCCGAATCCACGTTGTAGCGGATGCTCTTGTTGAGCTTGCCCTTATGCTTCACGCCGCTGTCGGGCACGTTCGCCCTGAGCCAGAGCGCGATCACGCGCAGGCCCTCGCGGAAGACCGCCTTGCGCGCAATTGGCTCCATGGCCAGCAGCTCGGGCATTTCCAGCTTGTCGAGCCGATACTTTCTAGGCATGGACCACCCCGAGATAGCGCGCGCGCACGCCGTCGATGATGCTGCGCTGCGCCCAGGTGAGTGCGCGGTTGAAGGAACGCGCCCCCTGGCCGTCAACGCCTACCGTGTTCTGCGAGTTGCCGGCATCGCCGCCCATCCAGATGTTGACGGCGATCTCCAGCTCTGCCTCTATGATATTGGCGGGCGCTGGCCCATAGCCCCAGATGGCAGTGACGCGATACCAGGTAGTGGAGGAGTGACCGGCATCGGCATACAGCCGCCCGTCGGATTCCTCCAGCCAGTCCGTGATCGTCTCGGTGCTCTCGTCGGTCGTTCCGCGCCCACTGATCGCCTTTACCGCCGTCACCGAGGCGGCTTTGTGATAGGGCAGCTCCAGCCAGCGCCCACCGTGGCGGCATTCCACGTCGCGCGTGGTCGCCGCCAGCGCCCAGGCCGCAAACACAAAGCCCAATGCGTCGTTGACGATCTCTTCGGCGCGGTCCAGCACGGCCTGTAGGTCGGCGTCAGGGGTGGCGCCGACCGCAACCTGCTTGAGATAGGGCGCTGCTCTGAGCTTCGAGATCGCCGCGTAGGTCATGGCCCCGCCCTCCTAGCCCAGGATCACCAGGTTCACCACGTCCGTCGCGGCCAGGTGCGTCGCGCCGGCCGTGTTGTCGATCATGATGCGGTTCGGAGCGGCCGCCACCGTCACCAGCCCCGTGTGCGCGATGGCCAGCCTGGCCGCCGTCTTGGCGTTTTCGATCACCGCACGGGGCTGGAAAGGCACTGGGATGCAGATGGCCGTATTGAGCACGTCCTGCGCCGTCACGACATAGGTGACGGCATAGATAGCCCGGCGCGCCGAATCCAGGCCGCCATGCGCGTTCTCGACAGTGATCCGCGCAGCGCTCGTGGTGCTGATGGCCACGTTCCCGGCCACGCCCGCTGCGTCCCAGATCAGCATGACGGAGTGGGTGGCAGGCGAGACCACCGCTGTCGCGGGGATCGCCGTCGCGCGAGTATCGCCGTTCACAGCCGCTGCAAAGCTGGTAGCGCTGTTCGCTGCAGTTGCGCCGTTGGTCCAGACTCCGTTTGCCGGAACTGCAATGTCGGCCTCCAAGTAGATCACGCCGTTGATCGTCACCGAGCAGGCCGCCTCTGCCGCGCCGGTGTTGAAGTCGATGATGGCCACCGCCGGAGCGCCGGCGTCATAGTCCGCCAGGTTGATCAGAGCCGCAGGCTCCGCGATGGTCACGCCGTCCACCGAAAACGCGGCGCCAGCATTGACGTTGAGCGTGCTCCCGCTTTCCAGCGTGAGACGCCCGCCGGGGCCGATCGCAATCTCGTTCCATCCGCGTCTGATAGGCCAAACCATAGTAACCTCCAAGATTCTAGGGGCAGCCCCTGCTGCCCCTTGTTAGACTTGCGCCGCCCCGCTAGGGCGCCGCTACCCGTTAGTCGTCCGCGGCGCCCACGTACTGCGTCACGGGTTCGTTGTACCCGGCGCCCCGGATGCAGATCGCCGAGGTCTGGCTGGCCGCGCTGTTGGTGATAGTGAGGGCCACGTGGGTGTGCCCGGCGGTGAGTTCGTGCGAGTCGATCTCGACGTAGCCCAGATTCAGCACGTCCGCCGCCACCATCGTGGCCGCGTGCTCGGTAACGTCCAGGTGCCGCTCGCCCGGGTCGGTCACCGTGAGCGTCACCACCGCAGCGTTCGGTGTGGCCGTCACGCCGGGCACACCATAGGTCGCGTTGTTGATCAGGGCGGCCAGGCTGATCGCGGTCTCGTTGTTACCCGTGTCGATCGAGAACTGGCGAGTCGCCAACACCGCGGCCCCCGCCTTGCCGGTGAAAGTCAGGCCATTGATGATCACGTGGTCGCCGGCGATGGCCGCGGCGCAGGTGATCGTGGCGGATACGACGCCGGTGTGCGCCGTGATGGTGGCGCCCTTGCCGGCCAGCAGGTTAGTGCCCGTGGCCGCCGCGTCCTCGGCTTCCTGGACGGTGGCGATTGACGTGACGGCCGTCGCCATGGCGCCGACCAGCCACACGAACAGCGCCTTGTCCCACCTTTTCAGGTTGAAGTATCTGCTGGTGAGGGCGCCGTTCTGGTTGGCCCCGACCAACGCGATGTCGAGCTTCAGTTCCTCGGAAAGTAGCTTGTTCATGGTGCTCCTTTTTCTATGGGGGCGGTTGCCCGCCCCCTCTGTTTAGGGTGGCGAACTCCGAGACTTAGACGCCCAGGGCCACGAACGGCGCGACGGTCGTCACGCCATCCTCAAGCAGCATAGGCGTGGTCATCCAGGGCGAGCCGTCCACGTTCCAGAACGCCTTGATGACGGTGCGGTTGGTGAGAAACAGGAGATGTGGGCTGGCGTCGACAAAAATGCCGCTGCCGTCCTTCACGAGATAGTACTGGAAGTCGCCCAGCAGCACGTCGCCCTGGGCGCCTAGCACCGGGCTGCGCGGGTTGACCACCACGGGGAACCCGAGCATCGTGCCCGGGGCGCCCGCTACGGCGTTAGGCTGCCAGATCAGATGCCCGCCGGCGTCCACCATAACCATGAGTTGCGGCAGTGTGGTCGGGCTGACCACCCAGGTCATAGGCCCGCCAAACAGCGCCCGCGCGTACATGCCGACGATGTCCGGATAGGTCACTGTGGCGGCACCGGCACGGGCAACCACGATAGTCCCGGCGTGCCCGATGATCCCCTGGGGGCGTGGGCCACCAGGGCCGCGCAGAAAGTCCCAGTCCTCGGCAGCCACGATCGCGCGACGCAGGAGCGTCGATGCGATGGTGCCGGCCGCTGCGCTATTCCGCAGCAGTTTGTCAGAGACGATGATGTGCGCAGCCACCTCGTTCGGGTCCAGGTTCACGTTGGCAAAGTGCGGAACGCTCTCCGGCTTCGCCCCGGCCTCGGCTAGCCAGGTCACGGTGACGCCGGAGAACACTCCCAGCGCGCCGGACTGATCGAGCACGGGCATGTCGATGTCACTGTCGGGGGGATCGCCTGCCGGGATCACCAGCGCCCGAGGGCGTACGACGGACCCCGTCGGGTCGACTTGCAACAGGGTCGGGCGGAACTGCGACGGGACGAGAAACCCGCCCGCCGCGCCCACACCCATGACCATATCGCGGGACTCGGGAGTGGGGAACTCCTCATACTTCAGCCGCGGGTCGCCGCGATTCCAACGGGCCGCCTGGAGAAAGTCCCCAAAACCCTCGACGCCCGCGCGCCACTCGGTGCGCGCGTCCGCCAGCTTGGATTCCAGCGGCGTCCCGGCCTGCCGCAAGGCAGCCTCGCGCTCTTCCTGGTCGAGCTTTGCCTGCCGCACGAGTCGGGCGCCCAGCGCCTCGGCTTTGCCCGTCACGTCCTTCCACTCGGCGGACTCGGCCTCGTTCAGGTCGCGGTTCTCGGCCTCCGCAGCCGCGTGGATGGCGTGCAGCCGCGTGTTGTGTGCGGCCAGTTGCTCTCTAATCTCTTTCGTAGCCATGTTATGTACCTCCGTAGGGTGTAGTTTTGTGTCCGCTATGATCTCAGTTGAGCGCCATGCCCAGCAGTTGCAGCTCCCGAATGCGCCAGGCCGCCGAGTGGTGGGGCTTCGCGCCCTCCGACTCGTGTCTCTGCGCCTCGGCGGAGTGGTCGAGCAAGGGTACTTGCTTCACCGGCTCCGCCGTCGGCAACATGCTCTGCAACAGGTCGCGCCCAACTGCAATCAGCTCTCGATCCTCAGCCGTCAGCACCAGGCCGCGCTGGGCACAGCGCACGAGCACCCGCGCGATCTCGATGGCGTCGCCCGCGTCTTCAGGAAGGCCCATCTCAGCCGCGCGTGCGCCGATGCTCGTGCTCTCGAACGCCGGATATGTCACCGGTGACACGTCGTAGAGTTTGGCCTCGCGCAGTATGCGTTTGGGCAATTCCAGACTGCCCTCGGGCGGACGCGTCCACTCCTGTTTGACTGCCCGGAAAGAGATGCTCATGCCGGTTACGTCGCCGCGCTTGATGGCGTCAAAGACAGGACGCCCCCACTCGTTGTCGGGTGGGTCAATCTCGGTATGCAGTCCATGCCCATCCTCTGCCAGCCTAAGTGTTCCCGCCTTGTTGCGCCCGAGCACAACGTTCTCATCGTGATTCCACAGGGCCCGGATGTCGTGCTCAAAGATGGTCTTGGCAAAGGCGCCGGGGGCCACCTCTTCGCGCCAGGCCCCCATGATGATGGCCTCGGCGTTGAAAACAGAGGCGTACCCGGCCAGCTTGCGCGCCGTGTCGTCTGCGCGTAGGTCGGCGCCCTCACTCGCCAGGAACCGCCGCTCCAGCTTGCTGATCTTGTCCGGCATTGTCTGTACCTCCACTGTTGCTCGCCGCTACGGGCGAGATCATCGCGCTGTTTACCAGATAAACCTTGCCCTCGCCATTGGGAAGCGGGTTACGGTTCTCTATCTCGCGCCATTCGTCGGCGTTGATCACGCCGTTTTGCTTCTGGATAGAGAGCGAGGCCGCCCGCGCAGTCGAGTCCCCGCGCAGCAGGCCGTCCACCAGGAACTCTGGGAACCACGTCTCGCGTTCCTGAGCGCTGAACAGGTCCAGTTTCATGCGCTGCTCGAGCGATACCAGCCACGGGCGCAGCGTGTAGACCACGAAACCAATGCCCTGCTGCTCAATGCCCGTGCCCCAACTCGTACTCTTGCTCGTATCGCTGATCATGTGCGGCGGGACTCCGAACAGCATGGCGATCTCGCCGCGCTGGAACTGGCGCAACTCCAGGAACTGCGCGTCCACGTTGGGCATCCCGACCGCCTCCCACTCCAAGCCCTCCTGCAGCACGGCGACACGGTGCTTGTTGCTCAGTCCGGCGTGGGCCCGTTCCCAGCTTTCCTTTGACGCCTGGGCTGCCTCCGGCGTGAGCTTGTTGGGGCTTTTCAGGATGCCGCCTGGGCGCGCGTCGTTGCCGAAGAACCTTGCGCCATACTCCTCCGCTGCCAGCCCCATGCCGACGGCCTCGCGCGCGAGCGCCACCGGCGAATGCCCCATGACGCCATCGGAGCTGAGTCCGCGCCAGTGCATGACCTCATCGGCCAACAGAATCCGCTCCTCACCGCCCGGAACCGTGTAGCGGTAGAGCAGTTCATTCGTGCGCGGGCTGCGCTCGACGCGCATTCGGTCGGGGCGCAACGGCCAAATCTCTATAACCCTGCCCGCCCCGTCCCTTACGGTATTGGAATAGGAGTTTCCCCATGTGGCCACGTGCCCAACCATCGTCTGGATGGCCTCGTAGGTGGTCATCTCGGGGTTGGGCGCGTCATGCAGCAGCG